TTCCACTGTGCCGATCTATTGTTCCACCACGTTTTTATGTTCTGAATCGTTGTCACGGAATTAACGCTAAACTTTGATATCTTATCCTTCCACTGATCCGCCCTGTCCTTCCACCATTGTCTTATAGCCGCTGGTGTAGTTGCTACAGTGGCAGTCAATATAGCGGTTTTATCTTTCCAGTCCTGCAGCTTATCTGTTGCCCAGTCTTTTATCTTACCAACAGTTTCCTCATCAAGCGCCGCTGACAACTTTGCAGCTATAGGCAGTGACTTGTTTTCTGAGTCTCCCCACAGGCTCTTTATCGATTCCCAAATATCTGACAAAGTATTCTTCAACTTGAGACCAACCTCAAGTGCTGTATCCTTGAGTTTAGCCCATACATCTTTGATACCTTCCCATATCTTCTGTGCCTGATCTGACCAGTCTGTGCTCTTGATCTGATTGATAATAGCATCCCAGATAGCAAGTACCAATTTGTAAAATGCGCCTGCAACACTGATGACAGCCTTGATAGCACCTGTAATGATTCCTATCCAGTCTACCGATGTTATTGCATCGACAAGATCTGTACCAATAGAATCCCAGTCCACTTCATCGAAGAATGTCGATATACTGTTCAGTACACCCTTTACACCCTCACCGAAGGTCTTACCACCCTCCTTAAAGTCTATCGCTCCAAAGAAGTTATTAACTGTCTTGCTTGCACTCTCCCCGGCTTTCTTCCAATCAAACGTCTTGGCAAAGCCAAAGCCTGTATCTATGACATTCTGAACCGCTGTACCAAGCGTATCTCCAGCCAGCGACCAATCTGTAGTGGACAGCGTGCTGTTTAGTGTTTCCGCAAGGGACTCTCCCCACTTCTTAAAATCAAACTTCTTCTGGAATGTATTGATTGCTCCCAGAATTGTGTTGATTCCATTACCAAGTGTGGATCCTACAAGATTCCAGTCTGTCTCCTCAACTGCTCCATTTAAAAAGTCGGCTATCTTCTCGGCTATGCTGTTGCACTTCTTCTGGACACTGCTCCAATCAATAGATCCTAAAGCACTGTTTATCTTGTCTCCAAGGGCCTTTCCAACAGCTTCCCAGTTGCCACTCTTGATAGAATCTGCAAGGCTGCTTGATATATCAACCTTTGTGGTTTTCCAGTTGCCTGTATTCAGTCCGTTTCCAGAGCTGCCGCTTCCGGAGCTTCCACTGTTATCATCCAGCTTGGTGATCTCGTCAAACCCCAGCAGCACATTCTGAAGTTCTTTAGCACTTGCAGCCGACTGGTCAAGGCTTGCCGAATAATCTTTCTGAGTATATACAGCCTTTTCAAATGTTGTTTGACCTGTAAGGTATGCAAAGAACTCAGCCAGCTTGTTAAATGCATCAGCCACAGTGTTCACTATACTTGTAAGTATTGGTGTTATATAGCTGAGTAGAGGCTGAAATGCTGATAAAATGCTGCTCTTTAAGTAGGTAAATGAGGATGCCAGCAGTGACAGATCATTGTTCACGACAGCCGACTGCTTTGCAAAGCTCTGCAAGGTTTCACCCATGCCACTCATAAGCTGCATGAACAGCATTGAGAGCACCATAGACTTCACCATTCTGGCGGTCTGTGTAAACTTAGAGCTTAATCCTGACAGCTTATCTTTAAGTGATGATAATCCTCTTCCTATCAGTGTTGTATTCTCATAAAGTGAGAACAGCCTGCGCCCGGCATTGCCCGCCGCAGTTCCAAAATTCCTTATGTGGGACACGCCATTCTGGAATCTGTGAATCAGCGATGCAGTAGCATTACCAACGTTCTTGACAGTAGATGCAAGTCTGCCAAAGAAGCCAGTAGATGTATTCTGAGATGTATTCTGCAAAGCGGCACTGAGCTGTGATATGCGTTCCTGTGCCTGCTGTATAGAATCCCTTGTCTGCTGCATATTTGCCTGAAGCATTTCCTGCTTACCGCTTAAACTTGCTGACTGTGTCGATGCCGTACTATATGCGTTCTGAAGTGATCTCAGTTTATTCTCCTGCTGAGTAATAATAGAGTTCATTCTCTGAAGCCCCTGTGTGCTTCCAAAGTTTCTGCTTTCGGCACTGACTCCTTCCATGGCTGTTTCCAACTTCTCAAGTCTTCCCCATGCCTGTTCACTTGATGTATCCAGTTCATTCATCTTTTTAGTCATATCTTCCATGGACATGAACGAATTACCAACATCTATGATGTCATAAGGAGACTGCTTGAGTCTCTCCATGGCATTGAATAACTCGTTGGCTGATATTTTATTTTCATCAAGTGTAGTCTTGAGTCTGACCATCTCTGCATTTATGCTGTCGTCAATATTCAGCTCAGACATTATTGAGGACATCGCCTCATAATCTCTTTTTAAACCATCAAGTCTTGTTTGCTGTACCTGTATATCATTACTGGTTTTCTGGACCTTCTGATTCTGTATATCGTACTTCTGATTCACTGCGTCCAGCTTTATCCTGTACCCATTGAGGGTATTCTGCAGCTTCTGGAGCTTGGCCTGTTCCGCATCAAGAGCTTTCTGTGTCTTTTCCTGTGTTGCATCACCAGGATTGCTTGAAGCCTTATACGATCTCGTCTCACCGCCATTGTTTGTATTCCCACCCCAATTAGCTGTTGGTCTTGAGTTGAATACATCCTGCATAGTTTCTTTGACTTTTTTCCATCCGGTCGTTATCTTGGCCGTTTCAGCAGTGCTCTGCTTTGATACAGTCTGCATCTTGGAATTTATCTCATCAACCGCCTTACCTGTTCCACCGACAGTCTTCGTAACCTCTGACATCTGCTTGTTATATGCAGCACTCTGCTCTGTGAGCGTCCTGAGATCCTTAGACATATCCTTGATAGGCTGTGTTATCTCATCCAAGGCACTTGCTATGTCCATGGTCTGTGCTTCCGTTCCCTTAAGGGTTTCGGTAATATCTGAAAGAGCTTTCTTCAGTGCATTAGTATCGGCAGTAAACTTGACGGATATTTCCTCTATTGTCATATTCTGTCCCACCTCCTTCCTTTTCGTATTTCTTCATGATTTATTTTTTGCTCTTATCCACATGCCTGTACATTATTGCCTTGTACTTTTCAAGCTCTGCCTGTCTCTTCTCATCTTCTGTCCAGTATGGGAATATATCTGATACATTTATATCTCCATCATTCTTCCATACCCACATGGATATAAGCTCAGCCTGCCTGAATGCTATGTTGGCTTCGTGCTGGTGCTTCCTGCGTTCCCGCTCGTTGTAGATCCTTATCATGTCCACAAGCTCACCCCAGGTATAATCCAATGCCTCAAAGAAGCCCACACCGGCTATCCTTGCTTCAAAGAGAAGCCTATCTATATCATAAGGGAGTGCTGTCTGACTTATCTTCGGAATC